TGTATCTATTAAATCAAATACTTTCTTATTTTCCGCTTTTGCTTGTTGCAAAATTACAGTTGCAACTGAAATTGCTGCATCTTTTGTAAATTTTCTTTTTGTAAAAAACCCAACAACAGTATCAACCTCATTGCTAGTTAAACTTATTTGTTTCGTAAAATACCTGTCAAACAGTTGTCTAACTTCTTTACCGCTGTCTTGTTTTTGTGCTTTTTCTTCTTCTGCATAACTACTCATTACAAGATTCCTATTTCATTCAAACGAGCAACAAAACCTTCTGTGCTAGATTCTGTTACTGCTGCTTGTTCAATTTGTGATTTTACATTAGGCGATAAGGTGTCATAAAATTGTTTTGATTCTTGTATATTTCTACCTGTATAAGTTGATAGTTGAGTTGTAGTACGGCCTTTTGCAAAATCTGCTAATCTTTGTTGATTACTACTTACTTCTCTGTTAAACTGCTGATTACTTATGTTAGAACTTACAAAAGTACTAACTGGTTGTGCATTTGTAAAATTATTTTCATTAGATCTACTAGGGAAAAAGTTAGTAGTATTATTTGGAGATAATGTTATTTGTCCAAGAGGTTGATTATTTGTAGGAAGTTGCGATTCACGTTGTTGTGAATTAAAGTCAGTAAGCGTTATTAGATTTGATAACAAATCTGTAAATACTTCTCCCCAGAATGTATTATCATTTGTGTCTTTTGCAATAGTGCTAGTGCTTACACTTTCGTAAGGACTAGGCATAGTATCGTAATGACTTATATCGCCAAAACTTTGTATTTTTTCTGGACTTGTAATTTCTCTATCATATAAAACACTTTCATATGCAATACGCATTGAATTACGCATTACACCAGATGCATCTGCTTGATCAACTCTATCATGTTGCCATTCTGTGATAATCGGGTTTACTAATGTAAAACTTGTAAATGTGCTTTCTTTATTTTGAGGATGCAACTGATGAATTGTAATACTGTTAAAGAACGGAATGTCTGTAGGACGTCTTCTGTTAAATCCGTGTCTATAAGTATTTGCAACATCTGTATCATATAATTTTGTTTGGTATGCTCTAGGTCTGCTGCTTTGATCTGTGTAGTTGCCATCTTGATAATAATATCTATAATACGCTTCCCACAATAAACTTGTAAGTCCTGCATTGTCGTCGTGAAAGTCAATACCTACCTCGTTGTATGTGATTTGTGTTTGTACTACTTTTTTCCTGTTGTATTGATTTAATGTTTCTGTTTGAATACTGTATCTTGGTAAATCAGCTGCATTTGCCAATAAATTAAATTCACGTTTATTCAAAAGACTGAATACACTATTTCCTAAAACACTAAGTGCAGTTGTGTTTACATCAATTACAACATGATATAGGAATTTAGTTTTTGGTGCTAACCTAAAATTATTGCGTCTATATAAAGCAGATGCATGAGCAAAATCTCCCATTATGCCCTTGCCGCTATCTAAACTACTAAAGTTATCATAAAAACTATTACTTGCCATATAGTATTTATCTTTAATTATATGTGCGTATATAAAGAAAAAAGGAGCCCTACGACTCCTTTTTATGATGCAATCTCATTTAAGTATTAAAGAGCTGCGCCGCCTGTAGCACCTGTGCCTGTTTCACTGTTTCTATCTTGGAATTTATTAGGTGTACCTACGCCGACATTCAATTGTACAGCATTATCATATGTAATACTCAACGCAACTGTCATTGCATCATTTGTGCCATATGCCATGCTGCCATAATCAACGCTATTTAAATAGCACCCATATAATTCCCAGGTTTCTAGTACTTGTGGAGTATTTGCTCCATTACCACCGTCTAAGACTTCAATACGTTGTGTAAACTTATAGTCTTGGCCAGTAGCAGCACTCGCTTGTTCAAAAAAGTCAAATTGTTTCTGTAGTTGTTCGCCAACTAATTTTTGTACGTTACCATTGATATCATCACGTAAATTTACAGTAACAGGCTGCCATGTGTGTTTACCTGCCATCATAATTTTACTGTTGTAAACATCTAATTGGATTGGATCAAATTGGATATTTGGTCTAGTCGCATCGATAACTTGTTTTGTTAGTTCTGTTGTGTTTCCTGTAATACCAAAGTTTTCAAGTGTCACTCTAAAGCGATACTGTAATTTTGGCATAAGCAAACCTTGACTACTACTAGTAGTATCGTTTGCTAATGGAACTGTTAAATTCAATAGAGTTGAGATTGCCATCTAATTGTTTCTCCTTATACACAAGTATTTATCATTTGTAGGGGGTTTTATTTTTACCCCCTACTTTATGATATTAAAGACCTGCGATCTCTCCTGTGTTTTTGATACGTAGCGGAATGTAAATAAATTCTACTGCTTTTACTGGTTCAATAGCAATATCTACATACAGCTCATTTCTGTCAATTCTTGCAGGAGTGTTGTTTGTTTCATCACATACAACTAAGAAGTCAAACAATGCTCTTAGTCCTACAAGTTCAACTAGCAAACTTTCTACTTGTTGTTTGATTTCATCACGTGTGATTTTATCATTTGGTTCAAACAAATATGGTTTTGCTAATGTGTTTAACTGACTACGTAAGAAAACAACAAGTCTTGCAACATTGATTCTATCCAATGCACTTGCATTTCTTGCACGAGTTTTCTGTCCAAATACAACTAACCCTGCTCCTGTTAGGAATGTAATTGGGTTGACGTTGTTTGAGTACAGTGTATCTCTTACACCTTCGTTCAATGCAGTTGCAACAAATTCACCTTCTCCGTTGATATAACCTGTTGAAGTTGCGTTTGTTACGCCACCACGTCTTGTACCTGCTGGTGCAAACCATGGATATGCAACTTGGTCGTTCAATGCAAATGTGCGTAGTACCATGTGCGATGCTGGAACAACAATGTTGTTACCTGCGTTATCACTTGTAAATCCACTTGGATAGTAAACGCCTAGATATTCATCTCTGCTTACTAAGCCATTATCGTTATCTTCAACAACTGTGTTTACATTGGTTGCCCATTCGTTTAAGCTAGTTGCGTCTGATGCTAAACGCATTGGCGAATCACCAATAACAAATGCTGTTAAACCTCTGTCATAGTTTAGTGTAATCATTTCACCAATTAGTTCTGGATAACCTGGAGTTGCAATCAAGTTAAAAATACGTGATTCGTCATCGCGGATATCTTGATTTTCGTTTAACAATGCTTGTAGTTTTTGTACTACTACTTTACGCTGTGCCTTACGTCCAAAGCTACCTGAACCATCAACTTCGTTAGCAGATTCAGTTACCCAACGGTGTGGATAATAAGCTGCCATTGAGTTACCGTCATCGCTTCCTCTGCCGTTTTCAGCAGCTAAATCAATGTAGTTACGCTCAAAACGTTTTACGTTGAATCCGCTTCTACGTAGGTTCCATAGCAACATGCCTTTTGGATACAGTGCTGGATCTGGAGCATCTGGATCTAAATAATCACTTACTAACAGATCTGCAATATCTCCTGCTGTTCCGCTGTTTGCACCTGCTGTGTTGTAACGTGCATCTGCAAAAATAACACCATTTTCAGTAGTTTGATCTGTTTTATCAATTTCTACCCAAGCACTTAGTGTAGCGTTATACTTGTGAATTGTTGGGAAGTTTTCTAAATCTGCTGTGCTTACCCAAATATCACCAGTTACCAATGCTGCGCCGCCTGATTGTGTTTCTGGTTCACTTGCGCTAACAATAGGACCTTCAGGATCTGTATCTGGATATTCATTTGCATATCCTTTCCATTCATCACCATCGTGTACCATGATATCAATTTCATCAATCACACTGCTGTACCACAATGCACCGTCTGCTGCTAGTGCAGTAGGTGCTTCGTCGCCTGCTGTATATGTAAGTTCTTTCCAAAGACTTGCTACGTAGCTGTTTGCAGCACCAGTTGGATCATCATACAAGTTTGCAGTACCTGAAGAATCTGTATAATCCCACGCCGGGAAAGCTGAAACAAATCTTGTGTTTGTGTCAACAATTCTAATTTCACCGCCTGTTGCATGTGTAACAACAACTTTGTTACCAGCAATTACACTTGCACTTACATTTGCTAAACCTGCTGCGTTGATTGCGCCTGCTAAGTCGTCTGCATCAGTAGTTGCACCTGTAGCAGTAAATGCAACAGTAACAGGTGTACTCATTGCTGCACTGCCTTTTGTGCTTTCGCTCATTGTAAAACTACCGTCGCCTGCAACAAATGTGCTTGCTGTGATAGCTGCACTTGTAATTGTTGTCGCGCCTGCTGCATTACGCTTGAATATTGTAAAATCTGCCAAGTTAGTTGCTGCTTCGGTTGTATTTGTTTGAACATAAAGATCTGTAGTTGCAAGATTTGCGCCTGCGCCTGACAAGTCCATGTTGTAAATTGCAGCATGATTTGATGCATAAATTGGAGCACTTGAAGTGTCCCACAATTCGGTATCTGCATTCCAAACTTTTACGCTCCAGTTAGCACCTGCATTTGGTGTCGTTGTTTTGACCCAAATACTACCGCTTGGACGATTTTCGTCTGCTGTTTTAAATGCTGGTACACTTGTATGTGGACTTGCTTGTAATTTTGGAGCAACATAATCAACTGCACCTGTAAGTCCAGCAACAGTCAATACACTGCCTGTGCCTGCAAACTCAAATCCATCATGTGAAGATCCATCATTGTAAAATACAACTCTGTTGTTTTCTACATTACAACGTATACCTGTACCTGCTAATGCTGTGTTAAAATCAACTGCAAATTGTGCTGCTGTATTAGCAGTTAGTGGGAAAGTTGCAATTAGTGTTGTACCGTCAGTTTCGTTTACTGTAAGAGTATCACCTGGTGTAAATGGAGTACCGCTAACATCTGCTGTACCAGTTACACTTGCCCAACTTGCTTTCCAGTCTGCACTACCTACTGTTACCCATGTGCCTGCTGCAATCAAGCCATTGCCTGGTGATTTATAATACAATGTAGGAACTGTTGTAAGAACTACTAGAGCGTAATCACCTACAGCACCAACACTTCCTTTTGGCGTATAATCGCCGCTGCCAACAACTTTTGTTGAATCTGTTATTACTATAGGTGTTTTATTTGTAAAACTTTGTCCTGTAGTATTTGTTAAAGAGACAGCACTACCGTCCCATTCAAAAATTCCGTATCTGCTATTCGCAGTATCTAACCAATATGTTCCATCTGCAGGATTAGCAGTTGTAGCAGTTGCACTTGCATTTATTGCATTTAAGTCAATGTCTGCACGTACTACATATGCTCTGTTGCTTACACCCAAATACGAATATGCTGCTTGCAAGCCGTATTCGTTTTGCTCTCCGCCATGGATTGGATTGTTATTATTATCTACATAGAATGTCGGATCACCAAATGTATCTACTAGTTCACGCTGAGAAGTAAGTAGGTATGGTCTTCCGGCATTTGCTTTTGTGGTACCTGGAGCAATTCCTGTTCCTGCACCATTTAGTTTATTTTCGCCAGTAGCGACA